GTTGGTGAAAATTTTCTTGTCGATCTTCGGTTTTACGGTCTTGCGGTATGCCATGATACCACCTCCTTTTTCTCTCATTTTACCAAAAAAAAAAAAAACGCAAGGCCGCTTTTCGTCAACCTCACGTTTTTAATGTTTACTCTTCTTTTTGTTTTGCGATGTTTTCGCAAATTTCCATTGCTCTTTCAAATTCTGTTTTGTCATCTTCTGTGTATGTTTCTTCTTTGTATGTCTCTTTGAAAAGTTCCCAGTCCTCTTTTCTCCATCCACCGTCGTACAATGCCCATGCTTCTGGATAAACGTAGTATTTTTTTGTTTCGTTGTTCCATGTTGTTAGTGTCATTTTGAACACCATCCTTTCTACACCTTTATTATACACCTCTTTTATACACTTGTCAAGCACTATTTTGCCTAGAGGTCGTCCGGTGCGCGCTGGGCCGCGCATGAAAAGGACGACGTAACTTTTTTGTGTCACGCCGTCCAGTTCCTTTATTCAGCCGTTCTTTTAGATTTCTTCCCGGATAAGTTTTTTAAATTTATCTTGATTTTTCTTGTCTTTTATATCATAATATTCTTGCATGGTTAAGCCGGTCTGCTTGAGCTGAGCAAAGAGCGCGTCGTTTGCGATTCTTCGGCGTTCTCTTTTGATTGCTTTCAGTTCTTCAGATTCGGCTTTTACTATTGTGTCTTCTATCGTCTCACTTTCTGCTTCTGATAGCGGCTTGCTGTTTGAGTGTTCCAGATCAAAGAGTTTATCAAAATATCTCGGTGGTTTTGTTCTCCTTCCATTTTTCAGCTGAATTTCATCTTTTGCATAGATTTCATCTTTGTGTTCCTCATAGTACTGCATTCCGATTGCTGGATTTTTGCTCATCATGCAGCGTTCTGGTAAAACTCCTAGTTCTTCATAATATTTTTTGGAATCTTTGCCGTAAATCTTTTTTGTCGTGTATCTTGCGGTGTATGCCATGTTTTTCCATTCTGCTGGTGCTACTACTACATGACCCATGCCCCACAGCTTTGTGAGCCATTCAACATTGTAGTATCTGAAGCCGTTTTTCTGCTTGTAGATTTTCAGTTCTTCCGGTTTTATCGGCAGATCGTACACGATTGCATGATAATGTGGTCTGTGTGTCTGACTTCCATACTCGCCCGCTTGGTAGTACATCAGTTTACCGGTATTTCTTTCATGGTATTCTAACCAGCGTCTTAGCCGTTTCCAAAATTTCTGCATGTCCTCATAGTTGAGTGTTAAGTTTTCTATGATGATTTCACCTGTTTTTTTGTTAACGCCTAAACCCTGATTAAAAGACCATGGCACATGTTCATTGTCATATGTAAGTGTTAAAAACCATGCATTTTCGTGGTATGGAAGCTCCATTTCCATTCTATTTGCCCAGCTGCTTGCATTTTGCATTTTACAGCCGGCACAGTGTCCACACGGCAGGATTTGTGCATTTTCGTCTTTCAGCTTTCGTAGTAGCTTTTTTTCTAGGCTTTCATTCATGAATGGCCCTTCAATGTTGAGTTGGTTGTTGTGTTTCTTTCCTGCCAGTAGATACTTTTTCAGTGTAGTTATTTCGCCGTCTGCGAATCTTACCAAAGGCCTTGTGCACCCCATATGGATGTTTCACCCCGTTTACCTCAGTGGGCCCCAATAGCCCCTCTTGATGTTATTGGGGCCCACTGACACAATTTTTCGTGTCAAGTCCAATTTAATCATGGACTTTTGTTTCAATCGTTGAATCCTAAGAGTTGTGCATACATGTCAATTGCGTCTCTGATTATGTCGCTGTCGATGTATTTTTCTCCTGTTTTTTTGCTTTCTATGTATTTCAGTTCGTCTAGCTGCTTTTGTGTGAGGTTTATGTTTATTCTTTTTGCTACTTGGCTTTTCATGGTTTTACCCCTTTCTAGGTAAGGTGTGTGATTAGTACACCCATAATATACACCTCTTTTCTGTGTTTGTCAACTACCTATTTCTTGCTGTGTGCCCCGGGTTCCATTCAATGTCCCCGTGGCCTTCTCCGCTGATTCCCTTTTCGTTTCCTCGTGTCGTGCTGCTGCTTTGCTGGCTGCTCTGCTGGTTCAGGTTGCTGATCTGCTGTGCGCTGCTCGACATGATTTGACTTGTGGCTTGTTGCATCTGTTCTGCGCTGTACCATTCGTTTGATTGTTTTGCCGTGTTGATCGCGCTCATGGCGTTTTGCAGGAATTGTGCCGTGTTGTTGCCATAGTCGTACATGCTTTGCATGGTTGCTGTGTGTGCGCTTGGGATGGCTGCGCTCTGAGTGTGTGTAAAGCTTTGCATTCCGCTGCTTGCTGTGCCGCCTGACGGTGTGCTTGCTCCGTATCCGTTGTATGCTGCTAAGATCGGATTCAAGCCTGCTGCTTTCAGGTCTTTTACACCGCGCTGGTATGCTGTGCTGCTCATTCTTTCAGCCCATGCCCGCTGTGCTGCAGCTTCTGCGCTGTTGTACTTCTGTGCGCTTGTCTGGCTCGCGAGGTTCAGACCGTTTGCAACAATGTTTGACAGCATGTTCAGGCCGTTTGCGTAGCTCCACATGCCTGTTTGCAGGTTGTTTGCCGTTGCTGCCTGTCCTGCGTTAAACCCTGCTGCCTGTCCTGCGTTGTTTCCGGTCGGACTTCCCATTGCTGTTTGCAGGATTGAACCCAGTGCACCGGTGTTGCCTGTTGTTACGCTTCCACCGCCTGCGGTTGTGGTTCCGCTCATGGTTCCGCTTTGGCTTCCGCTGCTCATGCTTGTGTTCATGCCCTGCTGTCCCATGGCGCTGCTGGTGCTTCCGCTTGTGTTGCTGAACAGGTTTTTCATCTGTCCTGCGATCGATAGTCCGCCTGATACGATCGGTAGCCATGTCGTTAATCCTGATAAGAGGTCCATCTTGCACCCCCTTAGATGGTATCAATGCCCGGTACGCTGTAGATCGGCATGGGTCGCGTCCATGCCTGTTCGTAGAAGAAGTTACAGATGAATTGATGGCTGTTGGAACTCTGTACTGCGAGAGTTCTATCGATGTTTTCAGTTCCTTCTTTAATCCAGCTGCTGGACAGGGTAGGAAGTTCGCTGTACTTGTCTGCATAGTGCCATGCATCCAGCGTTTGTGCGTAGGTGCTGCGCATCTCGGATGTTACCATGTTGGTGCGGTATCTGTAGTCTGCCCATGCTTCTTGATAGCCGAAAACCTCTTCGTCCTTCGGCTTGCCTTGTGCATAAATCTCCTGATTGAGAACTGCTTGTTCACCGAGGTTTGCAAGCATCGGGTCATAATAGCTGAATCGTGTGTTTCTCGTCCACAACCTGCTCAAACCCTGCTGATAGCTGTGATCTACGCGGATAGCTGCCAGACCCAGAACATAGCCATGTTCCGTTGCCGAGTACGTGCACATGTTCCGGCTCAAGGTTGTCATACTGTAAGCACCAGTGTTGCCCTGCGGTGATGTGCTGTCGGTGCTGCTGGTCTGGATGACCTGATTCACGTTGATTGGCATTCTGTGCCCGCCGATGTACTCAGATCGGTCAAGTCGTGCATCCGGACTGGTCACACCCCACGCGCCTTTCAAGATTTCTTTGTATCTCGTGCCGGTTCTTGCATCTCGCTCGAAAATATGCTGTACTGCGATGGCCTGACGAAGTTCGTTGATCGTTGCGGCTGATACACTGTTCAGGTCTGCCATCATTGTGGTGTAGTTTATTTCACTCGCGTTTGTTTGCCCACCGAACATTACAAGCGATTTTCCGCTTTTGTTGTTCTTTTTTGATGCAGCGAGTTTCATATTTGAGTTTATCGGAATGTTTTCGAGGTTTCCGCTTCCGTTTTGGAAAATTTCTCCGTCTGCCATGGTTTCTGCATTGTTTGGCCATACAATTTGTGCGTTTCCTGTCATTGGCAGCTGTACCGGTTCTGCTGCTTTCTGCGGCGAAGGCAGGCAGCTTGTGAAGTAGTCCTTATATTTGCAGACCTTCAGCGGAAGACCGCCTGCTTCTGCGTCTGACAGTTTTGTGCCGGTGTTTACTCCGGTCGTGGTCGTGTCGTCCATGCTCTGTGTAACAGGCTGCTGCAAATTTTCGTCACGGAACCACTCGTTCCAAACCTTTGCATATGCGCGGAACGGCAGGCTGTTTACCTTCAGGCCGCTTACGCCTGTCGGGATTCCGAAGTAATCAGCCAGTGTGCCAACGTTCCACCCGCCTTCCGGCGCGGTTGTTACCGGTGTCGTGTACTCGGTCTTTTCTGCCCAGAAAGTGCTATCGTTCTGACCCATGAGGTTTTGAAAGTGCTTCCACAGCAGGCGTGCAGGCACAAAGAAGAAGTAGAAGTCCATATACGCGTTATCCATGACCGGATAAAGTGGGGTTGCCATACGTACCAGCGCATTCAGGTTGATCTTGAAGGTATCTGCCGGTAATACCTCGTCAAGGTAGATTGGCACTAGATCGCCTTCGTTCATTGTGGTCAGCAGGTTAAAATCTCGCTGAAATTTTGCTCTCCGGATTTCTGCATGAGGTACCTGTGCATAGTGCTGCTCTGAGTTTCTGTTCATTCTGCTACCTCTTTCTTCTCGTTCGGTGCTTCTTCAGGCGGCTTTTTCGTTGAAATGCCCATTTTTTCAAGCCATTCCGTTTCGCCTGCGGTCGCTGCCCAGTTCTGAAAGTTCATGTCGAATTTCTGCCTGATCTCCAGCGGCAGCATGTCGAACTTCTCGCGCTGCTCGTTCATCATGTTCAGGTATTCGGTGTAGGTTTTCGGCAGTTTCGTGGTGTCGATGTAGTAACCCGGTGTTGCCAGTGCGCTTTCGTCGCCTGCTGCGTATCGGCTGAGAATGGCCATCACGTCGCACTGGTCGCGGTAGCTCTGAATTTTTTCGTAGGTGTTTACTTCGCCTACTTTTTCAAGGTACGAATGCCCGTTGTCGTCGTATCGCTCCTTGTATTCCGGTTCCATGATGTTCCCGCTGCAGTTGCAGCGCACTTTCGGTTTTTCATCTTCGTATGGTTTAAAGATCTTCATGCTTTTCGTTCATCTCCTTTTTTTCCTGTTCCATGTTGTAAACTAGTTCCGGCGTCTGGCTCTTGATCTGGCCGGTTTCGGTGTCGTATTCGCCAAGCTTGTAAATTCGCTTGTCGTCGCAGTCGCTTTTTTCGGTTTCTGCCGTGATCCACTTGAAAGTGCGGTTTTTTACTTTCGGATTAATGCACATGAGATTGCCAAACGTGCTAGCGAGTTCGTCTTTGATCGTGAAAATTTCGAGAATCATGTTTTATTCCTTTCCCAGTTCGTAAATCTGTTTTGTGGTGATGTTATCGAGACCGTAGCGCAGCAGTGCCCTTGTCACTTTCGATCTTGGCAGTTCCAGTGCCTGGCTTACGTCCTCGATTTCTTCCAGCATGTTGTTTTCGATGTTGATTGCATATCTTATTTTCATCATACCGGGTTCTTTTTGGTGATACGGTCTTGCGCTCACAGTCTGATTCCCCCTCTGCTCGGTTTCGGATTGACGTTGATCTTTTTGGTTTTCTTTGCGGTGTTGGTGAAAATTTTCTTGTCGATCTTCGGTTTTACGGTCTTGCGGTATGCCATGATACCACCTCCTTTTTCTCTCATTTTACCAAAAAAAAAAAAAAC